TCGGCTGCCTGTCCATACTGGTCCGCTGTATCTGCGACTGTATCTGTTCCGGCAAGACCCGCTCCACTTCCGCTCGTTTGACCGGAAGATTTCTTGCCAGTAATAAGCTCCGTGAATGACTTAAATGCGTTTGCCAGAGTCGCCAGTTTGCCGAGAAGAATATTGATTACTTTCAAAACAGGTGTAAAAATATTAATCATCCCTTGTCCGACTGTTGCCTTGAGGGACTGCAACTGCAACTGCATCACTCGCACCTGGTTCGCCCAGCTGTCAGAAGTACGAATGAAGTCACCAGATGCGGCTGATAACTGTTCCTGCACAAAAGCAAAGCGGAGAGCAACTTTCTCCTGTTCAGTCATTGCAGATGTGGTCTTGCCGTAGCCATTTGCAAGTGCATATTGGTCAAGTGCCGACTGGGTCATTACCACGCCCAAATCTTTTAATGTTTCCGTTTCACCCGTAAACACTGATTTCAGTTTGATATAAGCCAAGTCCTGACTGATGTTGTAGAATGATGCCACATCACCAGTCAGCTGTGTCAGGGCCGTTGACATGTCGTAAGCCTGTGATTCTGAAAATCCGAACGACTTAGACATTGCTCCGAACGTGCCGACATACCTTTTTGCCATAGTTTCAGATAATCCGGCAGAAGTCATGGCGTTCTTTGCGAATTCATTTACTTTGTCAGACATGGTTGTAAATGTAACATCGACCACGTTCTGTACTTCCGCAAGGTCAGAGCCGAGTTCCACGCACTCTTTGCCGAACTGTACTAACTTACCAACTGCAAAAGCCCCACCAATCAGCAGACCGATTTTTTTTACAGCACTTCCAAGGCCGTTAAATGACTGTTTTATAGCTGAGACACCATTCTGGACACCAGTTGTATCCATTCTGGTATCAATAATGACTGAGCCATCAGCAGCCATACATTCACCTCCTAACTATTTGAGGTTTAACATCTCATTCAGCGCATCCTTGTACGCTTGCTCCTCTTCGCTGAGACGTGTTTTTATATCAATAATGTTCTTATTTTCCTGATAGAATTTCTTTTCCCATTTATCGAGCTTTTCGCCCTTTGCCTTTTTTGAACGAATTCCAACTACGGTATTAAAAAGACATTCGCCAGATTCCATAAAGTATCCAAAAAACGTCCACCAGTGCATATAAGGCACTGCTCTGATTTCTTTACCGGCAACCTTGTTTACCGCCGGAACAATCATGTCTCCATCCTGTTCCCAATCCATCAAACGGGGCTTTGGACGGTTTGGATTATCGTCAGACTGCCCGCAGTCGATGAACTCTGATGCTTTCTGACAAGCTTCATCCAGACACTCAGCCGGTATGCTTTGCCAGTCCTCAAACAGAATCTGTAACATAACAACTGCTTTCGCCTGCTCGTCCAGTTCTGGATCATTCATAGCTATGAGAATATCAATAATCGCGTGAAAATCCGTTCTGATAGAAAAATCCACCCCACTGATATTTAGTGAGGTGGGTAGCTCATAGGCGGTCATTTTGTATATTTCTCCACGTACTTATTGACTGCCGTCTGCATTTTCTTTTTTCTCTTTTCGATTTCCGGTGCGATTGCTTTTGCGATCTTGTCAAGTACGATGTAGGCGAATACCTGACCATTGCCGAATACAGTAGTCGCTGTGATCGGCTCCTTGAACAGGTCTTTTGATGCTTCATATCCGAGCAGATAGTTGATTTTGTCTTCGATCTGTTTGTTCAGTTCTGCCACTTCCTTACCAGATGTGACTTTTTGAATAGAATTTTTAAGCTGGTCAAAGTACTCTCCCAGTTCCTCCGCACGTGCTGCTACATTGATATCAGTCGGGTTAAGCTTGAAAGAAGAAAAAACTTCGTCTTCGTTGTTGGTAAACGTGAATGTAAAAATTCCATCATCAATTTTGGTATTAATTACTTTTGCCATTTAGCATATCCTCCTTGTGTATGTGCTTATTCGCTGTCAGCTGCAAATGTTCCGGCGGAAACATCAAACTTTCCTTTTACACGTTCTCCGACATAGTTCACGGTAAATGGAATTTGATAACCAGATGTATCACCGCCGTAGGAGGTCGGCACAACGTAGCAATCCTGCTGATACGCTTCATACTTGCCTGCTGTGGCTTCTGTCCAGAGATGGACTTCAACTGCTTTTGTCTTGAGATTATCGTCTTTGAGGCGTCCGTCCACAATCTTCTGTAATGCTCCGAACAGATCAGAAGTAGTGTCTGCATAGAACGGATCAGCGTCAGAAGAAACTTCATAGCCATTGTGTTTGAATGTGGATTCTCCAAGAATGTTTTTAGATGTTTCGGTATCCGGGTTGAGTTCGATGTTGTACTCTTCCAGATCCTTTCCAAGACGCTCATATTTCGGCGTCAGCCCTCCGCAGAGGGAACCTGCGTCAATGTAATGAGCCATATATTTACGGTCAATCTTGCCTGTAACTGCCATAGAAATGTCCTTTCTGCCTATAACTTTTAAAAGGCTGTGTAGGTTAGCGACTATCTCCAACTGATAGCCGGTTGTTACTCGCTATATTGCTTCATAAGTGTTTTCGTAGCGTACCGATAATGGCAATAACCAGTCCTGTACGCCACTCTCCTGCGGTTCTAAACCATAGGAGTTATCACGGGTGATACGTTTTATCACTCGCCCCTGTGAAAGCTCTGGAAAAGCATTTAAGCGCGTCTCAGAGCCGTTTATAATAACTGGTTCTCGGCATATCCATTTACCGAGATTATCCAGGAACTTCTGAACAGATAACTTCTGCCGTTCCTTGTCGGATGCTGTTCGGTACACTACATAAAATGGGTACTGACAAATTTGGTGCATTACTCCACAAACATCTTCTTTTTCCGAATAAATCAAGGCCCCGTTGTCCGCTGAGAACGCAATTCCGGATTCTTTGCCGAGTTCCTCAAATTTGATTGTTTCATTTTCATACAGTCCCGGATACTGGTTCAGAAGTGCTTTCATGGCATCTGTCATAATCTCATATCCAGTTGCATCTTTTCCGATAGGCTTATCTGCCATGTCTGCCACCTCCTGCCTGTGCTTTTACTTTGCGAATCCATGTGTTTCCGTATTGTCGTTTTGCGGCATCAAACCACTTTGCCTGCGCCCGTGGGTGAGCCTGTTTGGTATATTCAAGATTTTCTTTTGCGGCTGTCTGACCAGAAAACTGACTAACGAGAACTTTCTTTGCTCCACGTCTTGCGTAGGGACTTCCAGTTGCTTCATCAACCATTCCTTTTTCTTCGTACAAAAAACGCCCATAAGGAGCCGCCGCCGCACACACTTTCCCAGTTCCTTGCAAGGATGTACTCTCAACTCTTGTTCGATTGATAAAGTCCCCTGTAATCATCGGCATAAACGGTACCATACTATCCATAACCATTCCATCAAGTAGATACTGAGCTTCTTGATACTGTCTGGAGAATCTATCCATATTCAGTTTAATTTTCATATCTCCATCAACTACGGAGAATCCTTTGAAATGATGAATCTTGCTCATATTACTTACCTAGAATTTCAAAGTGTGGAATCAGTGTATATGGACCGCCTACACTGGTAATCTTAAACACATTATCCCTGTTCTCGTTCATGTACTGATAGAATCCATTTCGGTAATCACTGTCAGTTATCGTTCCACCAGCCCACTCACCCTCCCAGAAGAATGATTCATCTGAGAATGTAATAGTGTCTTCCAGAGCGTTGTTAATCTGCCTTTTCCACTCTTTAACTGGAACCCATGGGAGAATCTTGCCGTCTTTATCAGTAATGGTTATATCACCGTTCTGGACGGTATATCGAACGTGTAACTGTGCGTTGTCAGTTACGTCTGGCCCGTACTTTTTAAGGATTGCTCCCTTGTCCGTAATGAGGTCAACGCCGGATAAAACATGAGGATACCAGTACACATCTCTTGTCGTGGCACTTTCGTAATAGTTGAAAAGTGTAATTTTAGATGAATACATGATACCCTCTCCTTAATTATTCTTTCTGCACTGTCTGCTTAATAACCTGATTCACACCGGTTGCCGACAATCCATTAAACATACCGACCGCAACTGCTGTGATATAATCTGTTGCCGGAAAATCCGGGATAACTCCCATCCCGACCGCTCCGAGAATTCCGCCAATAACCGCCATGATTACCGGAATCCATTCATCGGAGATTCTTTTTGATGCTTTGCAGCCCATTCCTACGATGTAGCAAATCATAACGATTGCTATACATGAGCCTAATGTTGAAATGTCCATAATACGAAACCTCCTACTTAACTACGAAATTCTCCCATTTCTTATAAGCGTCCACATAGGTTTCCTGCTTATCTCCGTTATGAGTAATCTCGTAATACATTCCATCAGATACGGTTGTACTTACAAGAGCCTTATTGTTCTGTAAGGTCTTACAACTCCAGACAATGAAAACATCGTCTTCCGTGATCTGTTTCTTATCGGTTTTATCCGCATGTGAGTTGAAATAATCAACTACAATCTTTTTGCATAAACTTAAAAAAGCATCGTTTCCCATTTTTGCCCTCCTTTAATTTTCTGAATTCTTCCTGTGTCAGGATAACGTTTCTTCCGCATGGTGGAAGTTCACCAGTAAGCGGATAAACACATCCAACAGAACAATCCAAGTGCTTGCATTTAAAGCACTCTTCATCTCCCTCATTTACTGCATACATACTCACACCCCCGCATAAAGAACTGGTATTCCATCATCCGTCCTTACTCCCATCAGAAGCGGTAAAGCTGTCTTAAGAAGCAAGTCGTTCGTTTTCTGTACATCTCCGGCGGCGGCATACACCGCACTCCATTCCTTTGCACTTGCTCCAATCTGCTGAGGCGTGGCGTAGGAAATGGATTCACTGCCAGATGATACAGATGTTACAATGCCTGTCGTGCTACCACCGGACCCGATTGCGGTTGACGTACCGCTCACAGCGGCATTGGTAGCATTCTTCTCAGCAAGCTCAATCTGATACATTAATTCAGCCAGTGAACAGACCGCCTTTTTAATACGTTTCTGTGAACGCTTATCAGCTGGCAGTCCGTCCACCAAATTATCAAATGTCAATGTATCAATAAAATCGCTGGCTCTGGCTGCCAGACGATCAAAGTCAGCTTTTGGCACGACATTGCCATAATAGGATTCTGTGTAAAAATCATAATCTGCATAAGCCATGCCAGCTACCTCCTAATCGATCATCATTTTGCTGTTACAGTCGCATGTCCGGCGCTCAGTGCTTTATAGGTACTGTCGCACTCAACCACTGTGATTACCTGTCCTGTTGTTGCTGTAATGTCGGATTCTCCATCCCATGCGCTCCAGTTCTTCACGTTCTGTCCATAGTCTACGGTAGTCTCAGAAGATGCGACTTTGTACTTGTACACATTTCCTGCGCTTGCTTTTGTCGGAGTGACAGTCACTTTTGTATCTCCGCTTTTACTTCCTGCTGCGGAGTTTACAGTGAGAGTTCCAAGTGTCTTAGTTGCGTTGATAGTTCCGACAGCAACAGCGTCAATATATTCTGCAAAGAGGGTAAGTCCCATGATTGCGAATGATTCAGACACTGCTGTGTGGTAATTGCCCTGTGTATGGAATCCGATCAGATTTGTTTCACCGGATACAGTATATACAAGACCCGCTCTTGCAAAATCAGATTCATTCGGATCCACGTAGTAGAGAACGATGTTTTCTACAGGTGTAGCGATAACTGTTCCTCTCGGGATTTCGCTGTCGGATAACAGGAAGATTGTATTGAAGCCCATAAAATCTTTCATGTACTGGAATCCGAACTGGTTCTGAATAGAAATCTCAGCTGCGCCGATATACTCATACACATCCAGGATGTTCACAAATCCAACAACACCAGTCACATTTCTGTGCATCTGTTTGAATTTGTTCTCAACCCGGCCCTTGGCCATTGCCAGAGCCATCTGGAAAGTAGTTTCTGTAAATGTGAGGGTACCTGTTTTCAGATAATCATAAAATCTTTCAGTAACATTGGTCTGGAGCTGGAAAAGGAATTCATCATCAGTCATCTGAACAGCGTTCTCGTAACCGTGATCCTTGATTGCTTCGATAGATACAGCCTTTGCGTACTTCTCGATAGTCATTTCCGCATAGTTCTTTTCTTTTACAGTAAACTTGCTGTAAGGGATTTCCTCACCCTCACCAACATTTCCATTCTGCAAAGTACCTTCTGCGTACTTGGACTTGAGTACAGCACCCGGCTGTTTTTTGATAGGTCTCATGATACCCAGAATGTCACGTAAGTGCTGCCAGTTTCTTTCGAATCTGGTAACGAAGTCAATCTCACGTGCTGTGACCTGAATATCATTAGTCATAATAAGATTTGCTTTTGCTGGCATAAAAAAATCCTTTCTACCCATAATTGTTAAGGTATTGGGTTAGCGGCTATACTCTGGTGTATAGTCGGTGTAAAAATCACTGGAACAACTGGATATTCTGAGCAATTGCAGCCTGTCTCTCAGACGGGTCTTTAATTGCTTCGATATCTTTCTTTGTCATGTTTCCCGGTGTCTGCTGATGTCCAATCCGCGCTGTTGCAAATCTCGCCTGTTGCTGCTGGGCCTGCTGCTGACTTTCATCTACAAATGTATCAGGTTCATCCTGTTTCATCTGTTCAAGCAGATCATTAAGTCCAAGAATCTTTCCGTCCTTAAGCTTAAGACCAGCTGATTTGATATCAGCGGTAACAGATCTTTTAGCTGCTGGAGATGAAAAATTAACATTTTCCAATGCAGTTTTAAGAGCATCGTCAAAATCTCTTTCGTATATCTTCGCATTGAATTCGATCTCTGCGTCCTCAGCTTTCTTCTTCCATCCAGCAAGCTCTGTCTGAATGTTCGCCGGGTCGATACCGTCAAAGCTTTTTAAGGTTTCTTCTGCTGTCTCAGCACGTTCTTTCCAGCTGTCACGTTCACCCTCGACTTTTGACAGGGTTTTCGCTACTTCTTTAGCATTCTTGTAATGTTCAGAGAGTGCTTTCTTTACATCTGCCTGTTTATCCTCCGGGATTTCAATTCCAAATGATTTTAATGTGTCAATAAGTTTCTGCATATACATCCTCCTGGTCGTGTTTATTGACCTGCCGCCGCAGGTAAGTGGATTAAGCCAGTTAGACCACTGGCAAGGTAAGCGGAACTTCCAGAGTCGAACTGGAAAACTTGTATCTATAGATATTTGTCCTATAGCCGATAGGTTCCACATAACCCGGATTCCCGGGTTAGCAAGGTATTTTACGTGCTATGCCTAAACACGGGACGTTCGGGCTACGTCAACACCGCCTATACGGTCGCACACCTCTGCACGGGTTGGATTTCACTGTTCAGTTATATGCTCACAAGGAGTATGCCGCCATGCACTAACGGCAATGGTACGTGTCGGAAATTGCATCCGCTTTTCAACCTCCAGGTTCCGCCCGAACCTGTTTCTGTTAAGGACACGCGCCTAAGAAAGGAGGAATCAATGAAAAAATGTCTATGTCAAGTGGCTACAACCACTTACGAATCTTCCTTATGAATACATTTTACCACAGAACCTCCAAAAAGTTGTGGTACATGTTTTGACTAATTAGAGCATATCACGGAGCTTTTCCACGTATCTTTTAACAAGATCACGTTCCTCCCGGCACTCTGCGTCCTTGGACATATCACTCATTTCTGTAGTGAGTTCGTCCAGATGTTCTTCCAGAGCGGCAAGCATTTTCCTCTTGCAGTCTTCGGACTTGCCGGAACGATAGCTTTGTTTCTGCGTCATATAGTCATCGTAAGCATCTCGCCCATCAGAACGGCTGTAATGCCCTCTGACATAATGCTCACCACGTCTAGCATAAGAACTACCCCTGTCGTAATCCGGCATCATTCTGCCGTCATTTGCGCTGTATCTTCCCATGCTGTCGCGCTTTCTTCCACGTTCGCTGTAATCGTCATTGTAGCCACCACGCATCTCATCAAGGACAGTATTGTAATATTCCACTTTCTTGTCCCAGTACTGCGTATTCTTGATATCTTTATACATATCAATCAGCTTGTATGTCATTTCCAGATTTCCAGTGGTCAGTCCACTGTCAGCAATTTTGGACAGTTCGTCTTCAATTCTTGCACATAAGTCTTTAATGTCTCTCATAATCACACCTCCTATGCTTCTCTGGTCACAACAATGTTTGCGTTCGCAACAGAAACAGCCTGATCGCTTGTATTCTCTACTGCGATATTAACGCAACATCCGCGAGGTACATCAATATAGATTCCAGAGGACACATTGTTGTACTGGTCTACTGCTGCCGGTGTGGAAATCATCTGAGAAGAAAGAACCGGCTCACCAGATATTGCAATAGCCAGAGAGATAGCCCCGACAGTACCACCTGTTGGAATTGCAATATTACCAGAGAAGTCCACGAAAAATCTAGCCTTGCACTGGTTAGTAAGTCCTCTCAGCGTAATGATTCCACTTCCCTCCCTGTGCTGAATGCAGTTAGAACCTTTAACTGCTGTGTTTGAAAATACTACGTTTCCATTTGCTGCTACAGTCTGAGCAGCAACATTTGTAAATTCTGCCATAAAAATACTCCTTTCATATCACAAAAGGACAGGTCTCAGCCTGCCCTCTGTGTAATACGGCATAAGCCGACATCCGAATCAATCGAAAGATACTCTCGATATGAAGTTATCAGCAATTACATCCAGTGTTGCATCCGCATCCGTAAAATGTGTTCGGATTAGGAACCTGATATGCCGGAATCGGTGCCGGATTAATCGCATTAATGAGCTGCTGTGTCTGTGAAGCCATTGCAGTTGTGAGAAGTGCGCTCTGGCGGTCCTGAGAAGCAGCACGTCTGAGGTCGTTATTTTCAGCCTGCAGGTTAGAAATCTTTTCATTGCAAAGATAGTCGAGAATGGCTCTTGTCCCAGCGTTCTGGCTGTCAATGATATCTCTTGTGTTGCTGTTCATGGTGTTCTGTAATGCACAGGTGTTCTGCGCCATATTGTAGTTTACGCCCTGAATTGCTTCTCTGGTCTCGCAGCAACAGTTCGCAAGCTGAGCCTGTAAAGCATTTGTATTCTGCATGTTTGCTACAGTATCAGCATTGATTGCCTGCTGGATTCCAAAGCCGGTCTGCATGATGTTTGTATTGATTCCGTTAAAACCGGTAAGCATACCGTTATTCATGGCATAGAATCCATCACACAGGCCACTATTGATTCCGTCAAGTTTGCTGATTACTGCGGAATTGTCAAATCCTCTCTGAATGTCTGCCTGAGTAGCTGCTGTGGCTGCATATCCGCCGCCATTGCCATTATTGCCCCAGCCGTTGTTTCCCCATCCGAAGAAAGCAAAAATGAATAAAACAATAATCCACCAGCTACCATCTCCGCCAAACATGCCGTCATTATTTCTACCGTTTCCAGTAGCGGCGGCAATATCTGCTAAGCTATAATTTCCATCCATAGTTATAATCTCCTTTATTGTGTATTTACATCAATCTGGCCAGATTGTAATGTACTATTTCATTCCTTTCAGCATGTGTTGAAACTGTCCCGCCATCTGCTGAACTTGATTAAGCTGTTGCTGAGAAATCTTCCCAGACTGTAACATCTTCTGGACTTCTTCCTTCGGGTCTCCCTTAAAATTCTGTCTAAATTGCATGAACTGCTGTATCATCTGCATTGGCCCGTTTCCCTGTGACATCCCACCACCGAGGGCATTGAATAATGGATTACTCATCTGCGTTTCCTCCCTTGACTGCTGATTCCTGTGCGGTATTAGCTCTAACAGGTTCAGAAAAAGAATTTAATCGGTTTATAATAGCTTCGTATTTGCCCTTTAAATCGTCATATTCCTGTCTGGTGACATATTTACTGTCCATGTTCTGAGCAGGCTGTTTAGGTGGCATCTGAGTGCCTATTTCGTGGTACTCAAACGTCCGTAATGGCTGTGGCATACCGGAAACGTCTGTGGATTTTATGTAGAACTTTTCACTTTCACTATCCATCAGTAAAACACTTGTCCCGGGTGCTACCAGATAGGATTTTGCGCCAACTTCGCCAGATACCCACAGGATGCCATTGTTATTCTGCTGGGGCTGTTGTACTGGTTGAGCTGGCATCTGGACAGGCTGTTGCTGAAATTGATTCATCTGCCCCGGAACACCAAAACTATATTGATAAGGATTGTTATATAATGCCATCTTATGCACCGCCTTTCTGATTATATTTTTGCATAAAAAAAGAACCGGAAACAGGTCGTTTCTGGCTCTAATTAGTGTCTAAAAAGTATCAACATACTTTAATTATTTTATTATTCACCCTCCGGCTTAATCGTTTCGCTGTGGATATGCTCACATTCATCTGTTCAGCACAGTATTCGAGCGTATATTCCTTACATCTCAGCCGGAACAGTCTTTCTTCGTCCGGTGTAAAATTACACTCTATCAAGAATCTATCTATATCTTTCTTAGTGAACACATATAATTTCATGAGCATACCCCTTACTAATGCTAACGCTGATTCTGTGCAAGATACTCCGTGAGCTTCTGCTTTGTTTTTTTTAACTCCTCGACGTTGTTTCCGCTGATCTGACTGTCTAGCATGGTTGATAACACTTCCAGAATTAATGAATCTCGTTCTGCGATTCTCCGAAGACTTTCATAATCTCGTCTATCATGCTCTTCCAGTGTCTCTACTCGCTTATTAAGTCGAAATGCCGGAGTAATCCATTTAAAAATTACGGCTGCCGCGCCTCCGACAATAGACACCCCTCCACAGATAGAGAGGAAAATCTGTACAAATTCTGATATGCTCATTTATTCTCCTTTTCCCAGTAATATACCGGAATCTCATTACCGGAATCCCATGTGTCAAAATATTTGCCATCTTGTACCGTCACCACATGACCGTCTATGCAGAGAATATATGTGCCTGTCGGATGGTCTGTGCAAAAGTCGTTGACTGTATAGATATATCGTTCTGATTGTTCAATCAGTTTGCGTCTGTACCCATGTTTGTAGAGGTACGCTCCCCAGACATAATTTGCACTTGGCATATCTGACAAAGCGCACGCCTGTACCATTAATCCGGCGAATACTGTTTCCCAGTCGAAACCGGTTGCCTTGCATATTGCCCGGACAACACAATCTCCTGTTCTCTTATCCTTAACAGGATTCGGATTGAAATATTCCCATCTATCCATCAGTCAATCCCCTTCGCTGTTTTATATCGTTTTGCCGCTCCTCTGGCTTTTGCGGCGTTCTGGCGGTTCCACTTCGCTATCATGAGTCGGTCTTGCAATTCCCTTAAGCCGTTCTGCTTACAGTAATCTTTGTATGCAGCATTTTGTTTCTGGAGTAGATAAGACTTCCGGTCAAGGTCTTGTTGGAGTGCGAACCTTGCCTTTTCGTCCTTGCAGTTATCAACCGCCGCTTGCATTCCAAGGACTTCACGCTTTTTTTTGCGAATTCTCCGTTCATAAGTACGTTGCCGCTGTTCTTTTTCGTACTGTTTACCTTTGTCGGCTTTGTCCTGCGCTGATAGTTCTGCATAAGGATTAAATTCCCCGTCACTGGCTCCAAAACTATGCCGACAGTTGACTCCTGACAGTCCGCTTGCTGTCCCATATCCAGTCAATGAAAACGGTGGAAATTTCTTACTCTTGCCAGAACGAGAGTATATCTTGCCTTGCCAAAACGAGTGATTCCCGGGATTCTCGCCGCCGTCACCCGTTCTGGCTCCCATGTGTGCGCTGACCAGAACTAAATCCCAGTCCATTTCTTCCATACGTTTTAGGGATATATCTCCCGTAGCCTGTGCTACGCCAGTTCTAACAGAACGCGCAACTGCGGTTTCAATCGTGTCTTTTCTGCCAGATGGATATGTGACGGTAACACCATCACTCACAACGTTATTAACTGCCTCTTTAATGGCTTGTGTATATCCAACTGCCCCAGTCATCACATGATTATATGCAAGGTCGCATTGCTCAATATAGAGCCTCTGAGCGGCACTTGCAGTTGTTCTTGTGAAGTTCTTCCACTCGCCCATGGTCGCAAGCATATTCCGCTCCATGAGCCTTACCATTGCCGGGGATTGCTCAAGCGGTACAGGGCTTAATCCTGCCGCCTTATAAACCTTGTCATCATAGTCCATTGCAGTGATTCCGGCATCTTCAAACGCTTCAAGAAGTTCCTGTTGCTCGCGTTTGGTATATTTGGATAGTTTTGCCAGAATGTCCTCTAGCAGTTCGCCGGATTCCTGTAGTGTTCTGATTCGCCACGCATCAGCATTGGTCAGAATATAGTCCTCACCTCTGCCGATTCTTGCCATCATCCGTGACACGATCTCAGAGATGATATACTGATGCAGTTCTTCTGCTATCTGTTCACTGCCCTCTGTTATCCGGCGTAAATATTCTGGGCTTAACATAATTATTCATCTCCAAACAGTTTTGGTTCGTCTGGCTGAGCTTCTTCGACCATTGCTCTCGCCTCGGATTCTGTCATATTTTCGAATTTGACATAATACATCCAAGGAGGGCAGTCGCCCTGTAAGCGATACTTCCACCAATTGTCTCGGTCTCTTTCATAAGAATATGCCATTTCGCCAAAGTTGCACTGAACTTTATATGTACCGACTGGAGCCAATCCATATAAATCTGCATATACGCTTAACGCATACACTACTTGTTTTATACTTTTGTCCAATTGGTCTCTTACGTCCTTGATAAATTGTACAGACCTCTGTTGCCCTGCTTCTACCTCTGTAGCTGTTTGTATTCCACTTTTTTCGTTAAATACAAAATATCCATTAGAGAATCCGACCTTATATCCAATCTGTCCAAGAAGGGCATTTATGCCACTTATGCGGGTATCCGTGTTGAGTTGCGGATTGATTTCTTGGTAAAACTCTTTCTCGTCCTGTCCGAATACATTCTTGACAAAGTGCGGCAATTTCATCTCATTTCGCCTGTTCTCCATACCTTGTGGCGACATGGCTGATACAGGCGTACCGCTTGGCATCAGCAGTCTATCATCTGCCAGAACAATCTTCTGAGAATTAAATATTTCTCCGGCATTACGGCTGTATGCAATGTCGAGGTCTTTTAACTCCTCGATAGCTTCGGCAAAAATCGGCAATCCCAATGGTGCATTAATATCCACGTTATTCGCTTGCGGCGTCCGCAGTACTCCGTACAGAGGCCCGTCCAGCTTCTCTCCATTTGCCTTGAGAATCGGCGGCGTATCTGCCATAAGGTCAGCCCATTTGGTCTGTTTAAGGTCAATCTTATCGCCGATTGACTGAGGGGATTTTGACACATAGGCTCTATTAGAAACGTAGTACGGATAGGTTGTCACACCATCTATTGTAGTCTCAATAAACCTGTGATATTCAAGCCGTGTATAGTATTTCCGTCCAACAGTATAAGAATCCTTAAATATAATCCCTTTGATTTCCTGATTGTCATAATCCACAATCATCACGTCTGCTGGTGTAAATACGTCAAGGCTCTCGCCGTTTGGCTTGATAAATACTGTTCCGTAAGCACAACCATATTCTACCCAGTGGCGTATCTGGAAATATACCTTGTCGATTTGTTCCTGTAACCACGTAGCCCTTGCGGAACCATCTATCTGAATGCCGATCGCCAGCGTTGCGAGCCGTGCTGTCTCTGAGCAGACAGATTTAGCGAAATTAATCGTCTTGATATTATTCTTATCATCTAACCATTCCGGTACGCCCCTATAGATGTTCGCACACCGGTTAATCAGTGATTCCATCTCTGGAAATTCTGCTGCCTGGATATTAAAATCCTCTTCGGCTTGTTTTTTGAATATCATGTTAAACCACCTTTTTAGTGTTGTTATAAGTCCCATTATGCACTGTTACCTCGTCTTCTCCACAATGATTCTGAGCTATACCGAACGGAATCTATTAAATGATTATCCTTATCCGGATATCCGCTGCAAATATTTCCGTCTTTGTCGCGTTCGTATTCGTACTTTTTGAACTCTTTGCAAGCATTTGGTGTTCTTTTTGGATCAAACACAAGCTTTCTTCTTTGCAGCCACTTCATAGAATACTCAATGCTTCCAGGTCCTTTGATTGCCCCTCTTGCCGGAAGTCCTAAGTCTCTATAATCATTGATTGATTTAGGTTCGGCAGAATCACAAGTAATTTCGTAATCATCATACTGTCTTCGCTTGATTTCATTCGCAGTCCATTCATTTGATTTTTTGTTTTCATAAATCTCATCAATGAAATAGATTGTTTCTCTAGCTGAATCATAATAGATTCTGGAGAAAGCATATTTGTCCGGATACCAGCCCCAGTCAACCCCCTGATAAATTCTATCAAAATGGCTGATTTCTTCGTCTGTGATAGTTCTTTCCTCGATGTATTCAAAGATATTCCCACCATTTCCGTTGGCATGTCCAAGGTACTCATTGTCGTAAGCGTCTGGGTTGACTTCTTTTAGGTGTTCTGCATCCGCAAGGAACACATCTCCAAGCCATTCCTGTTCGATTCCTAAGTCAAGGTACGTGCTATGCACAACCATTACATTTTCATCTTTTTCTTCTGCTTCTGCTGTATATTCATTCGCCCAGTTATTTTTGCTTCTAGGCGGATTGAACGATTTAAACTTGTATGCTTCGTTACCACCACGAATAGCAGACTGCTGAATATTTCGGATTTCCTCCGGGTTCGAAAATTGATCTAACTCCTCGAACCAGACAATACCTATATATCCAAACTCTGGCTTGATAGACTTAATCTTTAATGGATCGTCAGCACCACGAAAGTAAATCTTCTGTCCAGTGGGCTTATACGTAATCTCCATAGGAGATACCTTGCACACAAATTCCTCATTTAGATTTAATTTATCAATGGCCCACTTCATCTGAGCATAAACAGAATCCTTGATAGTGTTCCCGACTTTTCGCAGAATCAGAGCGTGCATGTTCGGATTGTTTTTCAGCAGTTCCGGTATAATCAGAGATATAGTTGAGGACTTCATGGAACCACGTCCGCCAGGAAGAATGTATTCACTATGTTTCTTTGCTCGAATATCCCTAATCATTTTATGGAATACATCCGGGACAATATTCAGATCAATATGGTATTCACCTTGCAATCTGGCTTTTTCTTCTGCTTTCCGCTGTTCTTCTCTGGCTTCTTTTATCGCAAGCGTTTTTTCCAGGTCATTCATGGATTTCAGCTGATCGGAGAAATCCGGAGCAAATCCGAATGAATCAGTTAGCTCACCTCTTGCGATCATGGAGCGGCGTTGCTGAATTTCTGCCAGAGACATGATGTCAGTGCCTTTTTGCTTTTCGATGAGGGACTGTTTTTCGGCTATATATGCAGAAATACAACCTTTTTCCAACAGTTTTTTTGTCGCGTTTCTAATGATTCCATTAGAGTATCCAGCTTTCCTTGCGGCGTCAGATGCATTCCCGCCATTCTTTATATATTCATCTGCAAACGCTTTCTGCTTAGGCGTTAAGTCCATCTAATCACCTCTGTCTATCCTCATTTTCTGACTGCCTCCCATATTTCTTTTAGGCACATGGCCACATCATACTGGGATGCAGTTCGTAATATTTCATAATCGCAATCTTTCCATTCGCCACGCTTTGTTGGTCTGAATACTGGTGTTGATATAATTGTTACTGTGATCAATCGTTCCTGTTCGTGGCTGTAGAATTGTGACGTTCCAATTTTTATGATTAATCCGGTGGATAATATAGCTTTTTGGAGTTTTCTTGTAACTGCTTTTAAGTTCGCCATATTATCACCTCATTTCTGGCTATAAAATCCCATAGTAACACTTCTGAGTATATTTTAGCACAGGTCGGTAGAAAAGTTGTGGTACATGTTTGAGGAATTTTGTGCTAAAAAAGAGCCGGTAAATACCGACTCTCTAATTTTATTCGTTGCTTTGTAATTTTCTGATTACCTCGCCCTGATCTCCCGGGCATCCCATGAAGCATTCCGGGCAATGTTCGTAAAATGCACATCTGTTGCAGTCATGTGCAATGTTCGTAAAATGCACATCTGTTGCAGTCATGTGGACTGATTGAGCTGCAATATTGATGTAGTACTGTGAATGCTGATACGGCGAGCTGTGGGGTTATTTCTGGTGGCTTAAACATCATGTTTTTGCTCGCCCTGGTCACTTCCACATTATCATCTTTGAACTTTATAGTATCCCCATTGCATTTTATCGTAACTTCGTTCTTTTCTCTGTCAATTTCAAGTGTAGGCTTGTCCAACATGATTATCAACTCCTTCTCATTAATGTGCAAGTAATCCAACAAACAGCGGAAGAACTAATGCCATTAAGCATAATGGTTCTTTTGTATAACTGAGTGCCGCTATTACGGCAAATGATGTACTGGCCCATGCTACTGATTTCGCCATTGCTGTATTAAAATCCATTTAATCACTCCTCTCCCCAGTCAATTTTCTGCCCGCATTCAGAACAGTACTTGCTTATTTTTTTACCAATAACAGGTGTTCCGCATTTCGCACATTTTTGAGTGGAAAATATATTGTACGGAAAATCTGGAACATATTCTTCAGGTTTGCATGGAATCTGCTTTTCCAATGCTTTTGCTCCGGAATCACACGCCCATGCTTCCTTGAGATATTTTTTCTGCCATTCATCTTTGTTTTCAGAACTTTCAAGGAAACATAAATGCTGGTCTCTCATATCGGATAATATGTCTTTTGCTTCTTCTGGTTTCATATTAATCATCCTTATCGTCCTCCTCAATACTGACAGTTTCCAGATCTGCGAAATCACAACACATTGCGAATCCGTCAATCATTTTCTTCTTAACTCCAAATACCTCTATCATGTGAGAATTATTTTCCATGATTTTTATTATATCTGACTTTTTAACATATTCAGCCATTCTTCATCTTCTCCAACTTATTCACAGCTTCTTCACGAGTGAGGAATACAGATTTTCCAAGCTTTTTACTCTCTATAAGCTCGCAAATTTCAGATAATGTTCTGATCACATGTTGTTGGATTTTATATGGACTTCTATCATAATACCAAAACTTATACACTGTATCTCCAACCTTGCACGGCAATCTCACAAGCAAGCCCTGTTCTTCTAAGTCTTCATAGTCGCAGAGTTTTCGCGCCGCTGAAATGTAATCGTGCTGTTTAACCCAGACATCTGATTCTCCGTCTGGTGTAACATCATATCTTTCTGTTAATCTCTCCATCTACTTCACCTCTCCTGTAATCTCATCAATACATTCATTCCAACCTTCTTTTATACTGTTCCAGTGATCTGTCTGAGCTACTCCAGTCATTTTCTCCGGCAATGGCTTCAATGGACACCATTCAGGTCTTGATTTACTTTCGCAATCATAATGTTCTTCTGTCATCAGAATTACATCATAATCTAAACAGTCAGCCAATTCACAATAACCCACATATTCAAGTTCGCCGCAGTATGCAGTTCCGAACGGGCAATCATAGCAATTCTCTGGTGTATCCATCACTAATACTGATTTACTCATCTGATTCCTCCTGTAATAATTCCTGATTATCAAAAGCATTTCCAATGACTTCGATTTGGAATACCTTATTAATGTCGTACAATCCTTCTTGGGGTCTTCCATCTATGTACCACATTCCTTCGATAAAGATCACATTTCCGATACCGGTACTAATTTGTCCGGAACAATCATTTTCGTCAGTCACAAACACAATGTCATTCTCCCAGATTCTTTTACCGTTCTTGTCGTAAAGCCCTGTGAACTGGCAGAGGGTTTCTGGATCAACCAATTTCATTCTGTCTGTTATTAAAAAGATGATTGGCAATATACTCGCTTTTTTATACGGCTGAACAATATAACAATATCCGCTGTCAATGTCTAAATCTATGAGGCTTCCTTCTATCCATTCACCATTATCAATCTGCTTTGCCTTGAAAAGAATTTCTCTCATTCAACTCCACCGCCTTTCACGATTTCGATTGCCCTGCTCAGTCCAGCATTGTATCCTTGATGCACATCAGATAAAATACATTCTGATTCAATGAATTTATCTCTTTCCAATTCGCTAATAGCCTTATCCACATCAAAAGCTGTCGGCTGCTCGTCAATTTTTTCAAGAATCTCTAAATCATCAGAATATGCACAATGCACTACATGCTTCAACTTGTCAGCATCAATCAGTCTGCTCATCTACTTCACCACCTTTCTCGTCAAAAGCCAAATCAACTCTGATCACATCCGTCCCTATTGCCGAAAGGCAACTTACTTCTAAGTCGTAAAATGGTTTCAGCAATTTTGAACCGGCATTGAATGTATCGTAATCATCCCAGTTTCTACCCGGATGGCATATCTGAATTTTGTCATCACTTTCGGGATCACCGCCAATTGCTGCTATTAAATCAATTAATTTCATTTATTCATCCTCCCACACTCCCAACAACCTCATTCTCTCATACAGTACAGCGACGGTCTTGCGTCTGTATCCGTAGAAGTCTTTGGGGTTCATCGGGATATATCTTTCTCTGCTGATTTTCCTGTAACTCTTCCGGTGCAGGATATTCTCGATAATCATATCCGCTATCACCGTGTTTTTCGGGCAAGCTGACAAGGCAGCACTGGAAAGCAGGTATCCGTACTCTGCCGGGAAGTCTTTCAACATCGTATTCAGTTTTTCAATATCCTCTGCCGGAATACCGTAGTCTTTCAGTTTTTTATTCCTTGTCAGCATACCGTTGCTCCTTTCTACTATTTGTCTGGGTGGTGCTTATCGTACATGATCGCTGCACATGCAAGACCGGCCACTCCGACTATGATTCCAAGGGTGAATCCTAATAAGAATGTAATCATGATTCGTCCTCCCTATAGCGCTCCGGCAATTCCATCCAGGCGTTGACATATAAATCATTACCTAAACAAGATATTAAATCGTCACCGGCGTAAAAAATGCCGTTTCCATCTTTATCTCTTTCACATCTTCCGATTATTGGGATTGAGTAATTCGCAAAAGAGAGAAGAATATAATCATCTGTTTCTGGCAATCTCTCACTGACCGGAATCCAACCATTTTCTTTCTCATCCTGTTCGATAGCTTCTTGCAACTCATCAATTAATTCCTGAAAAGTTACAAATGCATCCCTTTCTTCGAGGATTTGATTGTCAGCTTCAATGTATTTTTTTAGTAATTCTTTTACATGTTTCATACTTCCACGCTCCCATCCTCTGGCATCTGATAATCAATATGTCCGTTTATGCAGGCTTCCTGAATCATATCCAGTACTTTCATAGCTTTCGCTTCTGAAGAATATTTACCAAGTCTATATCTGTTTTCGTTCCCTAGGCTTGAAATAACAAAATCCTTGTCATTTTTCGCAATATAAACTACAGTCGAATTGCTAAAGTTTAATAAAATTGCTTTATTCTGACTTCTGATTAACATTTTGTATCCTCCTCATCTTTCTCACAGAATCCTCTGTATTCATGCACTGAACACTCGATTCCACGACTCCATTTCATGTATGTGAGTTTTTCTCCTGTCAATTCGCATTTGTGTTTTCTTTTATTCAGATACTTACAAGTTCCGTCACAGTAGCTCATTTTTTGCCCTCCTAATATCTGTCAAATTCAATATTGTTGTCTGAATAGAATCTGTATGAATCCTCTCTGATTTTCTTAACCTCACGCATGACAACTTCTTTCGCTTTGCTGACAGCTTCGTTAAAATCCTCTGTTCCGAGATTACAGTTGAAAACACCCAATGTACTACAGTTTAGAAACAGTGTATCTCCGTAACCAACGTATTTGTGGATAACGATTACTAAAGAATTGTATTTCAAAGCGAAAACGCTCCCGGTTTTGGGCTCTTCGTTATACTTAGCGTTACTTTTGAATTTCATTTTGCGTCCTCCTTTTTCAACATCGGAAACAGCCATCCTGTCTTTTCGTTCGATGCAATCCAATCAAATTTTAGCTCTGATAATTGATACTTTTTATTGCATTTTTCACAGATAAATCCACTTGTTTTACTGTATTGCCCTATAATTCCACCGCATCCACATCTACAGTGTTTATAATCCATTTCCATCCTCACTTTCCCCATCTAAGAAACTGACACGCTATCAATTTAGATTTACGTTCATTTTTCTTGCTATAGTTTCTATAACTGTCACTGTTACGCCGTTTCCTGCCTGCTTGTATAACTGGCTGTCAGAATTTACGAACTGTGCTTTATCAAAATAATCATCAGACCAACCTTGCAGCCTAAAGCATTCTTTCGGTGTCAGCTTCCGGATTGCTATGTAACACTGATATTTTTCATACCAGACCGCATATACAACCAATTCTTCCGACACTTGAACAAATATCCCTTGATTGCAGCTTGTGTCTAGTGTGTTTGCAATCTCTTTCCCAACTCTTCCTCTTCTTATCTTACTACCTGGAACTGATAAATTCACAGCATCGACACCAACTCTGCACTCTGAATATCCTTGTTTTGTTGCTTCTGCTACCTTTACGCAAATATCTAAATTATTTTCTTGCGATTGTCCTCTAAGTATCGAAACTTTATTTCTAGGAGCAACTTTCCTGATTGTGCTTGCTGTAATGTTTTTGAACTTAACAGCAACAGCCGTAGCACCTCTGTCTGTTTGGCAAGCGAAATTTACTCCGCTGTTTTTCTGGTATTGATTTTTCAATGTTCTGCATGTTCCATCTGGCATACAATTAAATCCAGTAGGTTCAATCGCTACGCCATGTATATCTGCTCTTGTAAGTGTAAACATTGGCTCGCCATTGTCTCTGAATCTCCGTCCATTCTGACGTTTTTCTGCGCGATCTGGTGTCAATACTGGAATTGCAATCTTTGGATTATTCCCGTGCCCTGCCGAATGGCAATTTGCAATACCATCAGTCGAAAGAATTTTGCCGTCCTGAGACGAGCTTATTTCACCGATAATTTTTATGGATACTTTGGGTTCTGTGTTTCCTCCCGGCTTCGTACTGATTGTTGGAGCTAATCCATCATCGCTATAAACTCTATCTCGCTGTGAATTTCTACCATTAAGACAACTAAAAAGATTTAACGAAACACTATTTTTTTCGTCTGTTCCTTCGATAGGAAATATTTTTGAGGTACTTCTCCCTCTAAGATGTCCGATAATAAAACATCTTTCCCGGCTTTGCGGTACTCCGAAATCTTTGGAGTTGAGCACCTGCCATTCTGCATCATACCCTGCCCTATCCATTTCAATGAGCAGTCTGGCGAAATCCCATCCTCCATTAACACTAAGCAGATTTTTAACGTTCTCAATGAAAAGGTAAGTGGGTTTATCTTCTTCTTTGAGTTGTCCGACAAGGTACATAACTCTGAAAAACAGGCTTGAACGGTTTCCTTGAAATCCGGCTTGCTTTCCTGCAACGGATATGTCCTGACAAGGGAATCCGAAACACCAGCAATCTGCTTTTGGAATGTCTCCGGCATACACTCTTCGAATGTCATTTGCATACCATTCTCCATTTCTGTATTCCTCCTTTAATATTTCCTTCTGTCTTTTCTTGATAGGAATATCTTCCAATGTCTTTCGCTGCTCTTCTGTCAGTAAGTGCATTGAGATGTAACTCGCAGTAGCAAATTTATCGAATTCGCAAAAACCAACGCATTCATGCCCCGCTAATTCCATTCCCCTGCGAAATCCTCCGATTCCTGCGAAAAAATCTATAAACTTCATTTTAAACTCCCATCTTCTTAACCATCTTCTCTCCTCTATCCCATTACGCTCGCAAGGAACTGCCTCTGTTCTCCTGCTGCTTTTTTCTTTCGAATACCTTCCTCTGGCATTTGTAACTCTACACAGGTCTTAATGATCCGGTCTCTGGTTCTGGTGTCCACATTCAGATTATCGGTGCTCATATTGGAAGTGTAAATTGTAATGTTTCCGTCCTCCATACGCTTGTTGATCAGACGGAACATTTCCTGCCGCTGCCATTCCTTGTCTGCCTGTGCGCCGATATCATCCAGAACAAGAAGTTTGCAATCCCGGTATACCTGACTGGGATCCTCTTCTCCGCGATCACGCTTGTAGCTGTCACCAACAGCGCTTATGTAGTCAGGTGCAGTCACGAAACGCATTTGCAGATCGTATTTCATCATCACCGATTTCGCCAGACAGCACGCCAAGAAGGTTTTTCCACTTCCCGGTGTCTTGCTCCACAGATACAGTCCCTTTCCTGCCATTTCCCACTTCTGGAAATGGTTCAGAAAGGTGGTGCACAAGTCTCTCAGTTTGCTCATGTCTCTCTGATAAATATCAAAATCGAACTTGCCAAGATCTGCATCATGGTACTCTTTTGGTACTCCGGTACGGTCCTGTGCTCTATAACCACCTTTGCACTTTGGACATCTGCGAGCATATTGAATTTCTTCTGGAAGTCCGTAATCATAGACCGTGGCATAATATGTCTCCCATCCAGTCCCATGGCACACAGGACACTCACCATAATCTGACTGAGTTAGTTGGTTCTGGTTCATCTTTTATCGCCTCTTTTCTCGCATCATAGTTTCCGTCAAGGACCTTTGCCATGTTGGAATCACTGACCAACCAGTCAAATGTTGCTGACCAGTTGCGTTTATTTTTTCCCTTCAGGAAATCGGAAGCCTCTGCCTTTTCAAACAAAGTCTGGAAGTCATCAAGAGTGTAACCTGTCTTCATTCTGGCATTTATAGCCTTCTTCCTTGCCTCAGACATCTTTACCAGGCGGGGATACGACCCACAAACGGAATTGTACAATTCACGAATCGTGGTATAGATGCTGTTTTCAGAAATTCCACTCTCATAATCTCCTTTAGGAGATTTATTATATTCTTCCTTTCTTTCCTTCTTCCCTTCTTCTATTGTTGTCACTTGACTGTCACTTGCTTGTCGATTGACTGTCACTTGTGTGTCGCCTGACTGATACCTGTCGTAGTTTTTTACCGTAATTACGCTGAATTTAACGTGTCGGTTGCTTGTCACTTCTCCGGTATTTTCCAGATGTTTTAGTGCCGTTCTTACATTCCTTACTGTAAGCCCTGTTTCTGCTGCTAGATTCTGCAAAGAAGTCACAAATGATCCTCTTGGTACTTCTATTCCCTGAAACCTTCCGTCTTTCCAGTTTGCTTTTAACAGGATGTGCAGGAACAGTACCTTCGTATTGATGTCCGTGTACCATTCCCAATCAAGGATTTTCCTGCTGATCTTCACGTAGTCCATAACCAGCCTCCCATTCCCTGTATATCTTCATCCATTCATCAAACGGCATCGTAACCAACCACTCACAATGGTTCTTCCTGTGGAACACCGCCGGAAGTTCATCCGGTTTCCGATTCCTCTTCGACTGATCTACAGCCTCATATATATTTAGTTTTTCTCTTCTCTTCACTTCAATGTGAATTCCAGGAAGACCAACTACATCCGCATCTCCGTTGGACCCACAATACTGCTGCCCTCTTCTTGCCTTGTAACCATACCCGCGAAGGATATCGGCTACTTCTCTTTCTCCGACAGCCCCTTTACTTCTACTATTCATGCGTCTCCTTTCCCCCTCAGGAAGTTATAACAGGCCACTCCCTGAGGGAAAATCGTGTGATATATCTATATGAATTTTAGTTGCACCCGTATTTTTTATATATAAGCTCTTTTGGATTCCATCCGGGATAGATACAACTCATGTATTTTTCGATATATGCCAGCATATCTGGCCGTAAACCTTTTGCTCCATTATCTAGAAGCTGATGGTGGTATCTACATCCGGTAACTCCATTCTGTTCGATTCCAAGTCCACCCTGTGATCGGTTGACAATATGCATAATATCAAGCTGCTTATATTGGAAATCGGATGAAGAATGCATATAAAAACCAATCTGGCAAATATGCAGCCGTGATCTCTATCGAGAATTCTTTTGCGCGTTTTTGCATCAAACTGTAACGCTTTTGTTCTTTTGTTCATTTACACCACCTATCCCATACTGCTCAAAAAGCTTTCGTTTCTCAAATGGCGTCATAATCTCGCCGTCTGGTATTCCAGAATCCCTGCAATCTTGAAT